CTTCAAAAAAACCCCGGGGGGGACGTTTTTAGGAAACTTTTTATGGGCATAGAGATTTCGTCTGCGTAGTTTGTCAAGTTTCTTACCCAAAAATATGTACACATAACACCTCCTTTCATTTATATATATTCTCCTGTCTCTATGCCTTTAAAAAGTCTCCTAAAAGTACTGTAAAACTATAGATCATTGAGGTGAAAGTCCAATGGCATTCGTATATTTCAACCCAAATCCTAATGGAAAGTCCGTTGGGGATTGCACTATTAGGGCTATATCCTTATTAATGGATCAGGATTGGCGCAAAACATATATTGGATTGGCTACAATGGGCTTTTCCGAATGCGACATGCCATCGTCAAATGCAGTTTGGGGTAAATATTTGGCTGGCAACGGATATCGTCGAGGCATAATCCCCGATACATGTCCATATTGTTATACTATAGATGACTTTTGTAAAGATAATCCTGTCGGAAAGTTCATGCTTGCAACTGGCAAACATGTTGTAACGATTATCGATGGGAATTATTACGATACTTGGGATTCAGGTCATTTGATTCCATTGTATTATTGGTTTAAAAGGGAGGACTAAAAATGAATTATGGTTACACAAATCCATGGGCGTACAACAACTATCAGCAACAGATGTTGCAAAACACTCCAATGCAAATGCAACCAGGAATGCAGCAAGCTCCGCTTCCGAATCAGCAGCAATCCGCAATGAATACTCCAATACAAAATGAGCTTATGCTTGTTCTTGTAAAGGATGACAATGCTGTTCAAAACTATCCTGTAGCAAATGGAAATTCAGTAATGCTGATGAACTATGACAGCGGCAAATTTTGGATAAAATCCATGACAAACGGTGTTACGCCTACAATCACTGAGCATAAGTTTGAAGTCGTAAACGGAAACCAAAATCCTCCAGCTTCTAACTTTGTTTCTCAGGAAGAATTCAAAGCATTATCTGCAAATGTTGATAGAATCCAAAAAATCATTGAAGATCTTAACTCTTAAGGAGGCTTGAACCGTGTTTCCGTTTCAGCAACCGCAAAATCCAATCTTCTCAATGTTTGGTTCAATGCAGAACTTTAGCAATCAGTTTAATAACTTTAAACAAAATTTCTCTCAGCAAGGATTTGGAAACCCCCAAGCCCTTGTACAAAACATGCTTAATACTGGCCAAATGACTCAAAGCCAGTTTAATCAATTAAGCGCGATGGCTGATGCTATCATGGGTCACAAATGAGATATAGAATCTTGCCGCAAGCAAGTATCTATAAATTTCTTTTAAGGAGGCCTACTAATGGCTTTATCGAATGAAAATGGCAACAATAGTATGGTGATGCCTGTAGCTCCTATGTATGGCGGCTATGGTAATGGCAACAACAGCGGTTGGGGCAACTTTGGTGGCGATGGCGCTTGGTGGCTGCTGGTATTGTTCCTCTTTGCCTTCAATGGTAATGGCTGGGGCAATGGCTTCGGTGGCGGTGGCGCTATGCCGTACATCATGAATAATACAACCAATAACGATGTTCAGAGAGGCTTTGATCAGCAGGCTGTAATGAATGGCATTAACGGTCTTACGTCTGCAGTTACTACTGGTTTCTCAAATGCTGAAATAAGCAGATGTAACGCTCAGGCGAATCTCCTTCAGACTTTGAACAACAATCAAAATGCTACTACAGCTGGCATGAACACCTTGGCAATGGCTCTTCAGAACTGTTGCTGTGAGAATCGTTCTAACATTGCTGATCTGAAGTACACCGTTGCTACAGAGAATTGTGCGGATAGAACTGCTGCCGCTGAGAATACTCGCGACATCATTGCTGCTGTCACAAGCGGCGTTCAGTCCATCAAGGATCAGCTTTGTCAGCAGGAGATTGATGCTCTTAAGACCCAGAATGCTAACCTTCAGACTCAGGTTAATCTTCAGGCTCTTAATGCTTCTCAGACTGCCCAGACGGCAAGAATTCTTCAGGACAATCTGGCTCAGACTCAGGCACTTGAACAGTACCTTAACCCTGCTCCGGTTCCCGCGTACGTTGTCCAGAATCCCAATTGCTGTGGCATGAATTACAACTGCGGCTGCAACTGATTGGAGGTGGCATAAATGGCTGAATATTCAGCAAATGCTGTCCAGACAGTAAATCCCGGCGAATCTATCGTTTTTACAGATACTCCTGTTCCTTGTACAAGAGGCTTGGTCCGTCATAGAGATGAAACGGGAAGTTTCCTTCTTAAAGGCGATGTTACTCAGTGTGCATGCTGCGGACGTAGAAACTGGTTTTCAAATTATCTTGTAGACTTTGGTGCGAATATTGCAATTCCTGAAGGCGGAACCGTTGAAGCCATTTCTGTTGCAATCACAATCGATGGCGCTACAATTCCGGCAAGTGATATGATTGTTACTCCTGCTGCGGTAGAGCAGTATTTCAATGTAAGCAGAGCCGTTAATGCTCAGATCTGGTCTGGTTGCTGCGAAACGGTTACTATTCGCAATACGAGTTCTCAGCCGATTCTCGTTCAGAACGCAAATGTAATTTTTAGCCGATAACGAGAGGAGGATTAACGTATGAAAGACATGGAACTTCTTCATAAACTTGAAGATATTGTTACAGAAGAACTCAAGAGAGTTGCAAAAAAGGGCGATGTACAGCCCGCAGAATGGGTCAATTTCAAAGCTGCAGTTTGCATCATGAAAGAGGTAAAAGAACTTGAACGAATGCTTTCGGAACCGGATATGGATGAAGGCTATTCTTCAAGGAGTTATAACACGCCCTTCATGCCTCATATGACTTATGACGGTAATAGAACTTATCGTGTAGAAGGCTCTTACGAAAATCAAAATGACGGTATGTCACGTGCTAGAGGCCGTTCCAGAACTACCGGAAGATACATGAGCAGAGATTCGGCTTATGACATGGGTCGAAGCAATCATAGTATCAAGGATCGTATGGTTGATTCTTTGGAACGTATGTACGATGAGGCTGCTACTGAGCATGAAAGGAACGTAGTTGATGAGTGGATTCGCAAAATCGAATCTTCTGAAAGATAACTTATAAACTCGTGCGTCAAGGGGTCTGGATTATTCTGGGCCCCTTATTTATATGATAGGACAAGGTCCTCAGTACGAACAAAAATGGGGAGTTTTTCCTATTATATAAATGATATAATAAGGAGGAATTGGGAATGCCTGATAACGTAAATAGGCATGCTCCTGCCAAAACCCCTGAAGGTCGTGAAAATCAGCTAATAAGCTTGGCTGTTGACTTGGCCGAAAAACAGCTTCAGGAAGGAACTGCTAGTTCTCAAGTAATCACGCATTTCTTGAAACTTGGAACGGAACGAGAACGTCTTGAAAGGGAAAAACTGGAGCAAGAAAATCTCTTAATACGAGAAAAAGTAAATGCAATTAGGGCTGCGGAAAGAGTTGAAGAACTTTATGCGAATGCCATTGCTGCTATGAAAGCTTATGGTGGCAATGAATGAGAACATACTCTGAGTTAATAACAATACCAGACTATTACGATCGATTCGAATATCTTAAACTTGGAGGACGAGTCGGTGCTGAGACTTTCGGGTATGATCGATGGATAAATCAAATCTTTTACACGAGTAAAGAGTGGCTTAACTTTAGATGGAAAATCATAGAACGTGATAATGCTTGTGATCTAGCATTTGAAGGCTATGATATTCATAAAGGTTTGGTTGTTCACCACATATCGCCAATAACAAAAGAGGACATCATAAATCGAACTCCAAAACTTTTCGATCCTGAGAATTTAGTATGTGTTGCTAGTTTAACTCACAAGGCGATTCACTATGGAGATCGAAAACTCTTACCGAAGCCTTTAATTATTCGTACAAAAAATGATACTTGTCCTTGGAAATCATAAGGAGGAATATCATTGTATTCAGACATGTCAATTATTGATACCATTAAAAAGATGCTCGGTCTTTCTCCAGATTATTCAGCATTTGATACCGATATTCTGTTCTTTATCAATTCTGCAATAATGGATCTAAGTCAACTTGGCGTATGTTCTCCCAACTTTCAAATTACTGAAAATGGTAATGAAACCTGGGATGATTTATTATCTGAATCGTCAAGTAATGGCCTTCTGAATGGTGCTCAAAAATTTATTTATATAAAAACTCGGCTTGTATTCGATCCTCCAAATAGTGGTTATATAACATCAGCTCTTCAAAAAGAACTTGATGAAACTACATGGCGGCTTCGAGTTCAAGTAGATGGTGAAAGTGAGTAAAATGAGGTGAAATCCTTTGGCTTTATCTAATACTGCGGTTCCAAAGTATTACGGTGAGTTTAGAGAAAAAGTTATACGAGGAGAAATCCCTGTAAATGAAAAGATCTCTCTTCAAATGAATCGTATCGACAGACTTATAGAACATAGCGGTGTTTACTATGATGAAGCAAAAGTAGAAGGATTCATTGAATTTTGTGAAAATGAACTCACGCTAACTGATGGCTCAGACTTATTTGTTCTTGATTATTTCAAGCTTTGGGCTGAAGATCTTTTAGGTTGGTATTACTTTGTTGAACGAAGCGTATATGTTCCAGAGCCGGGTGGCAAAGGACATTACGAAAGAAAACTTATAAAAAAGCGTCTTATAAATAAACAGTTTCTCATTGTTGGACGAGGCGCTGCAAAATCCATGTATGCATCATGTATACAAAGTTATTTCTTAAACGTTGATACGTCGACAACCGACCAGATTGTAACTTCGCCAACTATGAGACAATCGGAAGAAGTATTATCGCCTATACGAACGGCTATAGCAAGAGCTAGAGGACCATTGTTTAAGTTCTTAACCGAAGGTTCTCTTCAAAATACTACTGGTTCTCGTGCAAATCGATTAAAACTTGCCGCAACCAAAAAAGGAATCGAGAATTTCTTAACCGGTTCTCTTATTCGTATAATCCCAATGACTGTCGATCGTCTTCAGAGTATGAGATGTAAAATCGTTACTATAGATGAATGGCTTTCTGGTGATACAAGAGAAGATGTAACCACAGCGGCAGAGCAAAGTGCTAAGAAAGCTAAAGACTGGATCATGCTTGCCATTAGTTCTGAGGGTACAGTTCGTAATGGTGTCGGCGATACAATCAAAATGGAGCTGCTTAGCATTCTTAAAGGTGAGTATCAAGACATTCATACTTCTATTTGGTGGTATTGTCTTGATAACATAAAAGAAGTTGGTGACCCATCGAAATGGATTAAGGCAAATCCAGGCCTTGGACAAACAGTTTCGTATGAAGATTATCAGCAAGAAGTTTTAAGGGCAGAAAAAGCCCCCGCCACACGAAACGATATACTTGCAAAACGTTTCGGATTACCGATGGAAGGATACACATATTTCTTTACTTATGAAGAAACGATTCCACACCGGCATAGAACGTTTTGGGAAATGCCTTGCGCGATGGGCGCTGACTTATCTCAAGGTGATGACTTCTGTGCATTTACTTTCTTATTTCCGTTATCAACAGCAGAGTTTGGCGTAAAGACTCGATGCTATATATCTGAAAGAACGCTCATGAATCTGCCCGCTGCAACAAGAGAAAAATATGAGGACTTTATTAAAGAAGGAACCCTCATGATCATGCCCGGAACTGTTCTTGATATGATGACTATCTATGATGACATCGATCGATTTATTATAGACCAGCATTACGAGGTTCGCTGTTTTGGTTATGACCCGTATAACGCAAAAGAATTCGTCGAACGCTGGACTCAAGAAAATGGACCATTCGGTGTTGTAAAAGTTATTCAAGGACGCAAAACTGAATCGGTTCCTCTTGGTGAGCTCAAGAAATTTGCAGAAGATCGCGCTTTGCTATTTGATGAAGACATGATGCAATTTACAATGGGCAACAGTGTAGTTCTTGAAGATAATAACGGAAATAGACAATTATATAAGAACAGACATGATCGTAAAATCGATAGCGTCGCTGCTATGATGGATGCTTATATTGCCTATAAAGCAAATTACGACATGTTCTTTTAGGCAGGTGATATAGATGAATGAAATAACATGGCTTTCACATGGTGGTCCTGGATCTGGACGATATCCGAAAGGTAGCGGTAAGAAGTACTTAAAAAGTAATCGTAGAACTGGAGACTTCACTTTAAAAAAGGGTGCAACTTTTAAACGTTTAAGTGTATACGATGAAAGCAAAGCAAAAGGTCATGCTTATGTCAATTACTTAAGAGAAGATATTCAGCGATATAGAGGTTTCTTTGGTGCCAATCTTCGACGTCAGCATCGCGGTAAAGATGTTCAGAGTATAACACTTACGGCCAAAAAAGATTTAAAAGCCCCATCTAAACAAACTAGAATTGATACTTTCAAAAAGCTTCATGCTACCGATAAAAATATTTCAAAAGAGCTTGCAGATTACCATAAAAAAGATTGGCATTACTTTACGCCTTTGCCTAAAAAAGTTTATGAAGTAAAAATACGAAATCTTAAAGGGGATAAGCTTGTAAACTATGGTTATAAACACTTTGTAAGAGCTATTGGCGGAAATCCTTACATTAGAGATGCATACTTTAAAGAATTATCCAAAAGAGGTTACAGCATGGTAACTGACGATTTGGATGCTGGAAAATTTGGAAAAGCTCCTGCTATTATATTTGACAGAAATAAGTCTACAAAATATGGCGGGCAATCTGTAGTTTCCAAAGAAGAAATTAAGAAAACTTGGAAAAAATACGGAACCCGTATAAAAAGTAGGTGATATAGATGAATGAAATAACATGGCTTTCACATGGTGGAAAAGGCAGTGGCTGGACCAGGGAAAAAGGTCACGTTCCAGGTTCGCAAGGCGGAAAGCTTTATAAGTTTTTTTCGAAACGAGTCGGTCAAAAACGTATAAAAGATTATATTAATTCTCCAGAATTTATTAGAAGCGATTACTCAGGATATGTTGGTAAAAATGTTACGACACTAATGAAAGCTAAAAGCCGGACGATGGATAATTATTCTGGACCAAATTGGACATATGGTCGTAAGGATCAAGAAGTTACGTTTAAAAAACCAAAGCCTCGCTTGACGTCGGGTTCTTCCGACAAAAAGAAATACGATTCTCCAGAATTAAATAAAATAGCCACTGAGCAAAAATCTTCCAACAAAAAGAAATATGATTCTCCAGAATTAAATAAAATAACTACTGAGCAAAAATCTTCAAATAAAAGGAAATATGATTCTCCATCATTTGGTAAATCAATGGATCAAAAAACAGCAACAGAGGCCCTTAAAGCCGATACGGAATACCGTAAAGCTCTTGCTGAAAATGAAGCTTTAAAACACCCGAAAACTTCTTCTGCCGATTTATCTAAAGCTGCTGGCCACTTTAAAGGCGCAGCATCGTCGTTAGAGACAGTTTCCAAAGGTGTTGGCAATGCTTGGGAAGCACTACATAATGCTAAGTATCGAAATGAAGATCGATCAAAAAACGTTCAAGAATTATCTAATGCTGAATTACGCAATACTATTGAACGAATTAAACTGGATCAAGAATATAATAGAATTACAATGCCTCAGAAATCGAAGGGCTACGACCGAACTATGGCTGCTTTATCGGTTATAGGAACTGCCGCTACTGTCACTGCAACCGGGTTGTCCATAGCCGCTGGCGTTAAGGCTCTTAGACGGCAATGAGTAGGTGATAAAAATTGAATCGCAAAACAATGAGCCATTCAGCTTTGCTTTCTAATCGAAGAAGTAAAAATCGTTTTGCAGAGTTTCAGCCTAGAGGATATTCTCCTCCGAAATCGTATATAGGATTGAATGGGTATCCATTAAATAAAGTTGGATATCATATAGACTATCGAAAACCTGATAGAGATAACATTGATCCTAGAACGAATGAAACTATTTTATCGGCTATTTATAATCGTTTTGCTGTTGATGTTGCGCTTTTAAATTTCATGCATGCTCAATTGGATGAAGACGACAGATTTAAAGAAGCAAAAGATTCGGATCTGAACAAATGTTTTAGTTTATCCGCAAACCTTGACCAAGTGCCTTTTGATTTCTTTAAAAACTTAGTTATCAATATGCTTGATAAAGGCGATATTGCCGTTGTCCCAGTTGATACAAGTGAAGATCCAACTTTCACTGACGCTTATGATGTGAGTTCACTACGTTATGGCGAAATTGTACAATGGGAACCGGCTAGAGTAAAAGTTCGATTGTATAACGAACAGACTGGTATTTACGAAGAAATCTTTTGTGATAAACGATGGACTGCGATTCTTGAAAATCCTTTCTATCTTATCATGAATGAACCAAACTCTGTTGGCATCAGGCTTAAGCAAAAACTTGCAATGCTTGATAAGCTCGACAAAGAGCAAACGTCTGGAAAACTTGACTTAATCATTCAGCTTCCTTATGTAATAAAGACAAAATTACAAAAGAAGCAGGCTGAAGACCGTAAGAAAGCTATTGAAATGCAGCTTACGGATTCAAAATACGGCATCGCTTATACTGATGGAACCGAAAGAATCACACAATTAAATCGTGCTGTCGAAAATAATCTTCCAGAACAAGTTGCAGATCTTCGTAAAGAACTTATTAATCGATTGGGAATTACCGAAGCCATTGTCGATGGTTCTGCCAAAGAAGATGAGCTTCTGAACTATTACAATCGTATTATCGAACCAATTTGTACAGTTATTTGTATGGAGTTTAAAAGAAAATTCCTAAGCAAAACGGCTATTTCTCAGCATCAGTCAATTACATACTTTAGAGATCCGTTTAAGTTAGTCCCGGTTTCTCAGATTGCTGAAATTGCTGATAAATTTACAAGAAACGAGATAATGACTTCTAATGAATTTAGAGGTATTATTGGAATGAAGCCTTCGAGCGATCCGGCTGCTGATGAACTTCGTAATAAGAACCTTAATCGAAATTCTGAAGACTCTTTACCGGTTCAGAAGGAAGAAAATCCAAATACAATAAATGAAGATGAGTGAGGAAAATCAAAATGGCAACACAAAGTGTAAATTTTAAAGAACTTAGCCATACTTGTGATTTTTCAGGTTGGGCAACCAGAAACGATTATCCTTGTTCTGACGGTAGAACTATTAAGAAGAACGCTTTTATCAAAGATCATGGTAAAAAAGTTCCTCTTGTATGGAACCATCGTCATGAATCTCCGGATAACGTTCTTGGTCATGCTTATCTTGAAAATAGAGAGGATGGCGTATATGCATATTGTTACCTGAATGATACTGATCAGGGACAAAATGCAAGAGAATATGTAAGACATGGTGATTTGACTGCGCTTAGTATCTGGGCAAATCAGCTCAAACAAAATCGTGGCGACGTTCTCCATGGCTGCATAAGAGAATTGAGTCTTGTTCTCGCTGGAGCAAATCCCGGCGCTTATATAGATAATCCTATTGCGCATAATGGTGATGATGATACATCTGAGGCGCGTATTTATTTCGCAATTCCTGAGGAGGCACCGAAAATGAATCTTAAACATTCCGATGAAGATCTTGAGACAGAAAGCCAAGAGACTGATTCCGAAACTGAAGATTCAGAAGTAGTTGCTCATGCGGATGATGATAAAACCGTTAAAGATGTATTTGACTCTATGAGCGAAGAACAGAAAAATGTTGTATATTATTTAATCGCAGAGGCTGTTGATGAAGCCGTAAATGGTGAAGGACAAGTAGAGCATTCTATGGATACAGCCGATGAAATTCAAAATAACCAAGGAGATGAAGAAGTAATGGCACATAATGTATTCTCGGCGACTACTGATAACCTCGAGGGTATTCTTCAGCACTCTGCCGAAGAGATTACAAATGTTTTCGAAAGCGCTAGACTGAATCGAGCTGGTTCTCTTAAGGATCATTTCATTCAGCACGGCATCACTGAAATTGAGGATTTGTTCCCCGATTATAAAACCCTTGATAATCCGCCTACCTTTATCAAAAGACCCGATGGCTGGGTATCTAAGGTGATGAATGGTGTAAAGCATACTCCGTTCTCAAGAATTAGATCTCGTTTCGCTGATATTACTGGTGATGAAGCGCGTGCAAGAGGTTATGTTAAGGGCAGACAAAAGGTTGAGGAAGTATTTGGCTTGCTTTCCAGAACTACTGATCCTCAGACTATTTATAAGAAGCAGGGTCTGCACCGCGATGACATCATTGATATTACTGATTTCGATGTTGTTGCATGGCTTAAGCTTGAAATGCGTCAGATGCTTGAGGAGGAAATTGCTCGCGCAATCCTGATTGGCGATGGCCGTAGCGCTCTCAGTGATGACAAGATTAAAGAAGAGCATGTTCGTCCGATTTGGACCGATGATGAAGCTCTCTTTACCATCAGTGCTGAAATTGAGATTGGTTCTGATGATACACCCAACACGAGAGCTGACAAGTTCATTGATAAGGCTGTTCGTGCTCAGGCTGATTACAGAGGTGCTGGTAGCCCGACGTTGTTTGTTGAGCCTAATGTATTTGCCGACATGCTCCTGCAGAAGGATCTCAATGGTCGTCGCATTTACACCAGTGCTAGTGAGCTTGCTACTGCTCTTCTGGTCAAGGAAATTGTTCCCGTTGAGGTAATGAAGAACAAGACCAGAACTGTTACTAGAGGCGAAGGCCAGGCTGCAGTAACAACCACCAATACTCTGCTCGGCATCATTGTAAATCTTACCGACTACACTGTTGGCGCTGATAAGGGAGGTGCTGTAGCTCTGTTCGACGATTTCGATATCGACTACAATAGATATAAGTATCTGATCGAGACCAGAATGTCTGGTGCTCTTACCACTCCGTTCTCCGCAATTATTATGGAGAGCATTCCTGCTTCTGAATAAAAATCAAAATGGAGGTGTTTTTAGTTAATGGCTAGGTTTTGCGGTAAAGTCGGGTACGTAACTCCAGTCGAAAAAAGTCCTGGAGTTCACGAAAATGTACCTGAAGAATACGTTTATTACGGCGATATCACTAATATTAGCAAAAGATGGCAAACTAATGAAAACCTCAATGATGATATTCGATTAGAGCAAAATGTTAGCATAGTGGCAGATTCGTATGCGTGGGAAAATTACTATAAAATACGATATGTCATTATTGATGGGATCGCATGGCGGGTTACAAATGTTCAAGTAGCTCGCCCGCGATTACTTTTGTATATAGGGGGTATTTATAATGGGGAAACTGTCTCGGCTCAAACTTCAGGAGATCCTTGAACAAACTTTGGGCTCAAAAAATGTTTATTTCCAACCTCCAGAATCAATGAGGCTTAAATACCCCTGCATTGTTTATGGTATTTCAAGTGGAGATACCATATTTGCAAACAATATTCCTTATAAATTTGATATTTCTTATCAAGTTACTTTAATAAGTCGTGATCCAGATGAAGAAACTCGTGACAAAATTGCTATGCTGCCTATGTGCAGATATGAACGGCAATTCAAAACAGAGGATATGAATCATGACATATTTCGAATCTATATTTAGAAAGTGAGATGTTTTTCACATGGCAACTGGTGCAATTAAATGGGACCAGGCTGGCGACAAAAGATATGAAACTGGTGTCGACCATGGCGTCCTTTATGTAAAGCAAGCTACATCTGCTACGGTTCCCAACGTCACAAACAGTGTGGGAACTTATTTCCATGGTGGTGTAGCATGGAACGGCCTTACCTCTGTAAGTAAGTCGCCTTCTGGTGCGGAAGCAAATGATGTTTATGCTGATAACATTAAGTATGCATCGCTCCGTTCTGCTGAAACTTTTGGCGGTACTATTGAGGCTTATACTTATCCCGATGAATTTGCTGAGTGCGATGGCTCTAAAGCTATTGTTGACGGTGTATTCCTTGGTCAGCAGACTCGTAAGCCGTTTGGTTTCTGCTTTAGAACCGATATGGGCGATGACGGAGATGGCAGTGTAAATGTAAACAACAAGTATAAGATTCATTTGATTTACAACGCTACTGCTTCTCCCTCTGAGTCTTCGTATAGCACAATCAACGATAGCCCCGAAGCAATCACCTTTAGTTGGGAACTTACCACTATTCCTGTGAGTGCTGGCGCCAATAACCTTCCGACAGCGACTATTACGATTGATTCCACTAAAACGGACGCCACTAAACTTGCTGCGTTTGAAGCAATTCTTTATGGTACGGACGCTAGCGGTAGTACACAGGCTACCGAGCCCATGCTTCCCATGCCTGAAGATGTTATTGCATTCTTTACAGCTCAGTAACAAGTAATCAAAATGTAGGGGCTGCCAAGTCGCGGCCTCTACATCTTATATATTTTTTAATTAAAGGAGATTTTTAAATTATGCTGAAAAAGACAATTACCTATGAAGATTACAATGGAATTACTAGAAAAGAAGACTTCTTGTTCAATCTTACAAAGACTGAGCTTATGAAATGGGATCTTAAAACTCCTGGTGGTTTGGCTGCAAAGCTTGAGAGAATTACTCAGAAGTTTGATGTTCCCGAGCTTACAAGTTTTATTGAAGCTTTGATCGACAACGCATATGGCATTAAGTCCGATGATGGTGTAAGATTCATTAAGGACGAGAAGCTTTCCACAATGTTCAGACAGACGGAAGCTTATGACCAGCTGTTTGTAGAACTTCTTTCTGATGAGAAGAAAACAGCGGCATTTATTAATGGCATTCTTCCTAAAGAGTTGATGGAGGAAGTTGCTAAGCAGAATAAAGACGCTAACCGTCCGACTTTGCTGAACGAAACCAACTAAGATTACAAATAGAGGTGTAACAAATGTTAAAATTAGTTTTACCACCTCGTGAATATACAATTGAAACGCCAGAAGGAGACCTGGAATTCCGAACTACCCCGGAAGCAACTCTTCTTCTGGAGCATTCTTTGATTTCAATTTCAAAATGGGAGGCAAAATACAAGAAACCATTTCTTAGTAGCCTTGAACAAAAAACAAGAGAAGAATCTTTGTACTATGTTAAATGTATGACTTTAAATAAAACTCTTTCAGACGACGTTTACGCAATGTTGACTGATGAAGATATTGTAAAGATTAATGAGTACATAGAAGACCCTCGAAGTGCTACATGGTTTTCTGAAGATGCTGGTTCAAAAAGAAGAAACCGCGACGTTGTAACGTCCGAATTGATATATTACTGGATGGTTGCTTTACAAATTCCGGTTGAATTCGAGAAATGGCATCTTAATCGCTTAATCACACTAATCAAAATCTGTGAAATCAAACAGCGTGACCCTAAGAAAATGAAAAAGAATGAGATACTTGCAAGAAATAGAAAACTAAATGAAGCCAGAAGAAAGCGTTCTGGATCGAAAGGGTGAGAAATATGAGCGCTATTAAAGTTAGAGGCGTGGATGTAAGCTCTTGGAATGGAGACATAGACTTCGAATCTTTGAAACGAAATGGTATTGGTTTTATCATGATTCGTTGTGGATTTGGTAATAATTCCGAGTACAATGACGATTCGCGATTTGAAGAATACGTAAGAGGTGCTGAAAATGCTGGAATGCCTTGGGGCGCGTATTTCTATACATATTCAGCAAGTGCTGAGGATGACAAAAGTGAACTTGATCATATTCTCAGATTGCTTAAAGGCAAAAAACCGACTTACCCGATAGCTCTTGATGTTGAAGATGCTGATGGAGCAAAATCTCGAAAAGGCGCATGGAATTACAATAACGTAAACCGTAATGCAAAATACATTCTTGAAGGTCTTGAAAAGAATGGATATTATCCAATGCTATATTGTGGGTATGAAGAAATCGAGGACTATATTTCTAAGGATGTCTGGTCCAAATATGATATGTGGTGGGCTCAATGGAATTCAACCTGTGGCTATAAGTATGATAATCTAGGTATGTGGCAATACGGTGGAGAAACGAACTTCATTGACAATCCATATATCGATGGAGAAATATTCGATCAAGATTACGCGTATAAAGATTACCCAACAATTATTAAAGAAGGTGGCTGGAACGGATGGGATAAAGAATCTCCTAGGCCAAAGCCATCTCCTTCTGCCAAAAAACCAGTCGAAATGCTCGCCTTTGAAGTTCTTGATGGTTATTGGGGTGCTGATGACGAGCGTAAAAAGCTTTTGACAGAAGCTGGCTATGATTATAAAGCGGTTCAGGATAGAGTTAACGAGATTTGTGCTTCATGGAAAAATCCGACTCTTGATGAAACCGGTTATAAGCTTGGCGAGTCCAATATTGCAATTCTTGCCATCAAGGAACTCTTGTCTATTGCCAAAAAATTTGGAATTATTACTCAAGGTGTTTCTGAGAATAAAGTATTTGGGGATGGGACACTCATTGCTGTAAATCAGATTCTAAAACTTGGAAATTACAATCAAAATGGCATCATGGGAGAGAACTTTGTAAAGTATCTTTCAACATTAATTACAGAAAAGAATCATAAGTAGGTGCTCCAATCGTGTCTAACGTGGTGACTATAAAAACTAAAGGGAGTTTCAAAAACTTTTTATCATTTTCTGATAAAATGCTTAAGCGAGATTACGTAAAGGTCTTAGATCGATACGCAAAATCTGGGTTAGAAGCTTTAAAAGCTAATACTCCAGTTGATACGGGAAAAACCCGAGATTCTTGGTATTACGAAATAATACAAGACAAACAAGGTATAAAGATTGTGTGGAAAAATTCCAATGTTACTTCATATGGAACACCAATAGTTTTATTTATACAATATGGTCATTACACAAAAAGTGGAACATTTATACAAGGAATCGATTTTATTAATCCAGCTTTAAAACCGATTTTCTCAAAAATAGCTGATAATATATGGATGGAGGTGACTTCCTATTGAGCAATGTTGATAAACGAATTGTTCAAATGGAATTCGACAATAAACAATTCGAGAAAGACATGCAGGCGACAGTGAAGTCCCTCCATAACTTTGAAAAAGACTTAAATAATGTTGGTACTTCTGGAAAAGCTTTTGAAGGTATCTCCAAAGGTCTGGACAGTGTGAAGGCTAACGTTAAAGGTTTTAGTCTTGATGCGGTTTCTAATGCTTTTGAAAAAGTAAAAGTTACAATTTCTGGTTGGGAAATGGCCGCTATGGCTGCAATTACTAGAGTTGTTGATGGAGCCATGAATGCAGCTCAAAATATGGCTAGATCACTTATTTCGGATCCGATTAACAAAGGTTTTGAAGAGTACGAACTCAAAATGAACTCAATTCAGACTATGCTTCTTGGGTCGCAAGCAATTGATCCCTCGGTAAATCTCGAAAAAGTTAACAAAACACTTGAAGAGCTTAACGATTATGCCGACAAGACAATTTATAGCTTTTCTGATATGACTGAAAATGTCAGCAAATTTATAAATGCCGGTATTAAACTTGACGATGCTAAGGCAGCAATTATGGGTATTTCTAACTGGGCTGCTGTTGCCGGAGCTAATAGTCAACAAGCATCGCATGCAATGTACAATTTGGCTCAAGCCCTATCTACCGGTTATGTTCAATTAATTGACTGGAGATCGCTTCGCAATGCTCAAATGGATAATCTTGAGTTCATGAGAGAAGCGTTAGCTACTGCAGAAAAAGTCGGCACAGTTGCAAAAAAAGATAATAAATATATAGCTCTTACTCAAAATACTCAAGGCGCCAATATGAAAGAAGCTGTCAATGTGCAGCAAATGTTTAATCAGGGCCTTCAGTATCAATGGCTAACAACCGAAGTCCTTACAAAGACACTTCAAAAATATTCTGACGAAACTACAGAACTTGGCAAAAAAGCAATGGACGCCGCAACTCATGTAAAAACTTTTAGCCAGTTAATGGACACGCTGAAAGAAGCTATCGGTTCTGGTTGGGCTCAAACTTGGGAACTTATATTCGGTAATTTCGATGAAGCCAAAAAGTTATGGACTGAGATTAGCAATGTTGTTGGCGGCTTTATTAATAAACAAGCCGATGCCAGAAATGCAATTCTTAAATCTTGGGCTGATATGGGCGGTCGAGCAGCTTTCTTTGAAGCCCTTAAAAATATTGTTACTGATATTTCGGAAGTAATAAAGCCGATTCAAGAAGCATTCAGAGAAATATTTGGCGGTTTGTCTGCGGGTAAACTTGTAAGTTTCAGTAGAAATTTGGCACATCTAAGTACTATTCTTGAACCAACAAACGAAGAAATTCTAGAAATTAAGGATGTATTTAAAAGCTTATTCCAGTTTGTAAAGTCAACTACAGAACCATTATTTCGAGCATGGAAAGAGGCTTTTCCAACTGGAACATTAATCTCATTTGTACGGAATTTTATATCGTTAATTGGCAACGTTATTAAGTCTATTACCGATGCTTTTAATGCTCTGACTGATAATGGCGAAGTAATACATAATATAGCATTTACTGTATTCTCGGTTTTTAGGACTGGAATTAATATATTAACATTCCTGTTTTCTATTATCAAATCTATAATCAAAATAACGGCTCCCATTGCTACTTTTCTTGGCAAAATCATAGGATACATTGTAAATATCATAACTGAAATCGGCTCATCGATATTTAAGTCCTCTAAAATAAGAGATTCTATTGTCAAAATAACAAATTCTATAAACAAACTTGTAGGCCCTCTTAAAGAAGGTTTATTATATGCATTTAAATTACTTCAGCCGCATCTTGATCGTTTTAAAGAGTGGGCTTTAACAGGAGCAAAATGGCTTGAAGATAATATTGCAAAAGGCATTCATTTCTTAGCCGATAAGATTGAAAAATTTGTCGAAAAAGTTAAAGATTTTATTTCGAGCTTCAATTTTTCAAAAGAAGGAATCGAAGGCGCAAAAAACAAACTCGGTGAGTATAAAGACAAAGTAACAGAAACGTCTAATGCCGTAGTTGATTCTATAAAGAAAAATGAAACTATTTCTAATATTTGGAACGGCATTAAAAACTTCTTTTCCAATATATGGAATGGAATTCAAGACCTATTCCAAAAAGTTCAACCATATGTACAAAAAGCTTTAGGCTTTATTAAGGAGCGGTTCTCAAATGCTTATGGAGAAATCCAAAAAAATGGGCTCTTTGCTTCAACGGGAAAAGGTATTGGATCTGTTATAGGCAATATCGGAAAAGGTTTGTCCATCATGGTTCAAAATCTTATTCCGTTTAAAGATAAGATTCTTGAATTCTTTGGTGCAGATAGCGTTGTCGAACTCATTAAAGACTTTGTAAAGGTGTTTATTGGGATTAAGGCTGGTAAATCTTTGGATATATTTAAGTCTATGAGCGAAGGTCTTGAATCGCTGACTAACGCTGTAAATGGAATAACGACATCTATTAAAAATGCAATAGATTCAGTGGCAAAAAAGGATATAAGTAAATCTTTCAAAAACTTTGCAATTGGCATAGGCTTAATTGCCGCTGCACTATTTGTTGTATCTAAGATAGACAGTAAAGCTCTTATGCCTTCTGTTATAGCATTATCAATTCTGATAGCGCATATCGGCGGTATTATGGTTTTATTGGATCAACTTACCAAAAATACTAGTAAGACTTCTCAGAGATTCGCTGCAATGGCATTATTATTGTCATCATTTGGAACCATGATGAGTAAAGTTTTATTAGCTATGGGTGCCTTAATTGCAATAATAGATGCTGTAAATAATCCTGGTGCCGTAGCTGCTGCAATTAGTGTAGTTGCCGGTTTAACAATTTTAATTGGGGCCTTTGTCGTTCTATTTGCAAAATTTGGTCAAATCAAAATGGATCCTAAAGGCGTATTATCAATGGCATTAATGATAAAAGCTATTGGCTCTGCAATAAAAAGCATAGCAATCGTAATAGGAATATTATCATTGTTCAATCCTGGAAAATTATTACTTGCTGGCGCAATAGTAGAGGTACTAACAATTACGATACTTGCCGGTTTGTGCGTTATGGTTGCTAAAGGCTCCTCATATGGTTTAAAACCAGCACAGATATTATCTTTTAGCTTAATGATAAAATCTCTTGGATCTGCAATAAAAGGAATTGGCCTTATTATTGCGATTTTATCGGTATTTGATTCGACAAAAGTGCTAATAGCAGCTACTGTTATAGGGGCTATATCTATATTACTTGGTGGTATCATTGCCGCACTATCTTCCTTACCGAATCCAAAGAAACTAATAACTGCTTCAAAAAGTATGTTAATACTTTCAGCAGCAATCGGCATTATATCCGTTGCCATAAGGAAAATTGCAAAAGGTAATTTAAAAAATACTTTAAGTGCAGTAATAATTTTAATAGGAAGCTTTACAATTCTTTCTGGAATATTGATTGCGCTTTCTGCATTTGCCGCGCCTATTCAAGCGATGTCGACGGCACTTTTGACTTTTGGCGTTGCCGCATTAGCTTTTGGTGCTGGAATATATTTGATCGTAAAAGCCGTCAAAACCCTAACTGATCTTGGCCCGAATGCTATTAGTTTGATGACGGAAGCAATGACTACTGTAGTTGCAAATATTCCGAAATGGATTGGAATGCTTATTGCTGGGCTATTTGAGTATCTTGGAAAGCTTATCCCGTCAATCGTTCAATCATTAATAAAAGTTATAATCAGTATTATCGAGGGTATAACTTCTGGCATTGGTTCAATTATATCTGCTATTGTAAAACTTTTCAAAGCAGTTGTTGAAGCTTTATCGACATATTCCAACGCATTTGATATCAAAGATTTGTTCTGGGCAATACAATCTATAGCGCTTATTGCTGGATTGATATATATATTAGAATGGATCGCTTCGGATATTGGAGCCGCTCTAAAAGGTATCGCTCTTATGGCTGCAGTGCTTGGATTGCTTGTAGCATCGTTATTAGTAATAAATGGCTTTACTAATCCAACACAATCTATAGGCATATTGCAAGGAATCACAACGACTTTGGTATCCCTTGCGGCGACATTTGCTGTGATTGGAGCTTTGGCTGCGGTATTCGAGCATTTTAAATTCGGATTTGGAGCAATAGCAAAAGCAGTTGGTGCATTTGCCCTATTTATGGTCGCTATTGTGGCTGTAGTTGGAATTATTGGATTTGTTGCCGAATGGCTTGATAAAACGTTTGACATGGATGTAGTCAGCACAATTCAAAAAGGCTCTGAAATCATGCAATATGTCGGTGAAGGTATTGGCAAATTCATGGGAGCTATTACGAATTCTATGTCTAATGCTATTAGTGAAGATAATGTCAGTAAGTTATTGGCATTAGTACCGTTGATTCTTGCTCTTGAGCCTTTAACTGCGGTGTTGCCGATACTTGCAATATTTATTGGGGCTATTGGTGCTGTTGCTACTGCAATTGATGAATGGACTCATACTGAAGGAGCTACAGCTGCCGCCGTTCAAAAAGGTGCAGAAGTCATGGGCGGAATGGGCGATGCGCTTGGACAATTTGTTGGCGGATTCGTAAATGGTGTAATGAAGCAATTTTCAAAGGGTTTAATGGATTCGCTTATTGCATTTGCAGATGGCCTTGGCTCTTTTATGGAGCATATGACCCCCTTCTTAGATGCATTAAACAACATCAACGGCGATCTTCTTGACAAAACTGGTCAACTCACATTAATCATTCTTGAAATGTGTGCTGCCGAGTTGATTAACGGTATTACCGGATTCTTTAGCATATTTACGGGACAAAAATCTCTTGCTGGTTTTGCTGTAGAATTAGAAGCTATGGCCGGCCCATTAGTTAATTTCAGCAATAAGCTTCATGAAGGCAATTTCGATGCTGATACTGCAAATCGAGCAGCAACAGCGGCAAAAATTATGGCTGAAACTGCTGCAATACTACCTACTACCGGTGGCGTTGCTGGTTGGTTTAGCGGAACCAGAGTCAATTTAAAATCTTTTGGTAAAGGACTTGAAGGAATAGGCTCTGGACTTGTAAGGTTTTCTACCTCAATATCATCTTTAACCGAAGACGATACAAAACGAGTGGAAAATGCCGCAACTATAATTAAAAAATTAGCAGATGCGGCAAATAGCATGCCAAAGCACGGCGGGTGGCTCCAGGATCTCCTTGGTGAAACAACGGATATTGATCAATTTGGCAAGCAATTAAAAGGGTTCGGTATTGGCCTTGTACTGTTTGCAACAGCTGTATCCACAATTCCTTCTGAGCATTTAGACGCTGTAGATCGAGTACTTCCAATAATAACAAAACTTGCCGATTTTGCTAATGACATGCCAAATGAATCTGGTGGAATTTGGGGCAAAATATTCGGCGAGCAAACGAATATTAAAACTTTTGGAGAACAATTGGGCGATTTCGGAAACGGAATTGCTTGTTTTGCTAACAATACTAAAGATATAACTAAAGCTCACGTTACATCTTGTGGAATCGCTATAGGTATTGCTACTAAAATATCTGAGTTATCAAAAGCGCTTGGTGAGGATAAAGAAGGTGGCATCATTGGTTTCTTTGCGGGAACTAGTAAAGAAACACTTGAATCGTTTTCTGAAAAACTTCCAAAACTTGGATATGGACTTCGTAATTTTGCAGCACAAGTTGGTCATATAGAAAATGCCGAAACTGTTGTTCCACTTGCCGAGGGCATTAAGGCTTTAGCAGAAGCATTTAAATATACAAAAGATGCAAATAATTTTACAACTGACTTTTTACAGTTTTTAGCGGACTTTGTTAATGGTGAAACATCTGTCGGTTATAATGGCGATGAATTCGAAAAAGCATCTAACCTTCTTGGAGAATATCCTGGATCGGCTCTTGCTCGAATTAAAAAAGTTGGAGATGGTATAAAAGCTCTTGGCGAAGCATTTAAATATACAAAAGATGCAAATAATTTCTCGACGGATTTCTTGCAATATTTGGCCGACCTTGTAAATGGCGAACAAAATTTTGACTATAATGGTGATGAACTCGAAAAAGCATCTAACCTTCTTGGAGAATATCCTGGATCGGCTCTTGCTCGAATTGAAAAAGTTGGAGACGGAATTAAAACACTAGCTGAAGCGTTTAAAAATACAGAGGGCGCTAATAATTTTAGTGAAAACTTTTTAACGTCTTTCAACGAGCTTGCTCTTATGGGAGACAAATTCAAAACGGTTGCTGGGTTGTTGGGTGATAATCCATTTGTAGCAGAAGATAATCTCAACAAAATAAAACGTGTAAAAACGGCTATAGCAACTTTAACAGAAGCCATAAATTCGGTTAATAACGCAGATACAGCAAACACAGCAAAATTTGCATATTTTGTAAATACCCTATCGGGTTTGTCGATCACAACTCTAAAAACTGAATTAGCAGATGGCGCCGAAGAAGTTGTTGCGGCATTAAATGATCTTATCTATCAGATGGGAACCGCGATAATTAACAAAAAAGAACCGCTTAAGGGTAATGTCACAACTATGCTTTCCGGTTTTGAAAACGCTGTCAATGATTATAATTCCATAGCAACGTCGAAAATAAAAACACTTATTGAAAACTGTATAAAGACCATTGAGGATCTTAAAGGCAATTCTACACGTCCATTTGGTTTTTACTTTGCAGGAATAAATTCAATTATAGGTTATGTTAATGGCATTAAAGATAATATTCAAGAAGCTTATAATGCCGGTCATCTTATCGGTGAAAAAGCGCTTGAAGGTGCTAATAAAGCCGTAGACAACCGTTCACCTTCTCATAAGTTCGAGGATTATGTTGCTTATAACTCTGTAATGGGCTTTGTAAGGGGCTTTAGAAAACGTGCTCATATGGCCCTCGAAGCCGGAGAATACTTAGGTCAAAATGCATTGAATGGAACTCAAGGCATTGTATCAAGAATCGACAATATTCTTAATTCTGATATGAATCTTCAGCCCGTTATTACACCCGTATTAGATTTGTCACAAATGTCAATCCAATCTGGTAGAATTGGCGGTATTCTTAATGCAAATAACTCTGTAATTGCTGCTGGTAGAGCTTCTAGCTTGATTGAGCAAGGAAGAATGCTTCGTCTTGATGCTCGTATAAATCAAAATGGAAGCCCTGATGTTGTTGCTGCTGTGGAGAATCTTACAAATCGTATGGATTCCATGGAAGAAGCAATTATTAATCGTCCTATTGAACTTGATGGCGATCGTGTAACCAAAAAATTGACTCCGAGAGTAGATAAAGCCCTCGGACAAAGAGCTTACTATTCTAGGAGGGGGAATTAAAATGAAACATACTGCATTTGGCCATTCTATAACTTTTATTTCCCAAGACTGGGTAGAACATTCAGAATTTACGCATCGGGATATCTCTCAAATCGGAGATTACAATTCTGATTCGGCTATTTCTGAAGATACGCGCTTACACATTGACAAAAATACATGGGAAGATTGGGGGTTGGTCCCGGATTCGAGGCCGACCCTTTCTTCTCCATCGCCAAAAACGAATACGGTTGATGTCAACAGCATTAATGGCGTTCTTGATTTAACCTTTAAACGAATGAGGTACCCCTTGTTTGGAAATAGAGAGGGCAGCTTTACTTTCATCTACAACCCTTTGTTTCAAGCAGTTAACGGAAAATCAAAACCATGGCTTGTTCTGTATACAGAATTGCATAATTTCTTACATGGACGACGACTAAGAATGATTCTTGAAGACGATCCCGAATATTATTACGATGGAACATTCAAAATTGAAAATTGGACATCTAACAATGATGGAAGCGGATCGACGGTAACAATCGGATACTCTGTAGAACCATACAAAATGTCCATATTATCTTCTCTTAATAACTGGTTATGGGATCCATTTAACTTTTATGATGGAGTTATTACGCAGGATTCCTTTACAATTGATGTTACTACAAATGGAAGTGCAATAAACTCAAAAGAGACATACTACGACATTGTTCATCCCGATCAAAATAATTTGCCAAGTCCTGAATGGTGCGGAAAAACTGGTGAATCAAATAGTAAACTCGACTTATTCGGTCTTATGGGTACAAAACCACAAATTCCGATTATACATTGGAAACCAACAAACTATTTGGAAGGTTCTGGTCAAGCAGCAATAGATCGTAGTGTAATTGTTAATTTTGTAAGCCTTGGTTATGGAATACATTATGGCAAATCTGGTATCCGGTATAAATATCTCGATCCCATTGGAAGTTATGGACAAGGCATAAGCATATCTTCAAAAGGTATAATAAGACTTTCGGACGTTCAAGATGATGATGGATTCTTTCAATTTAAAGACGTGGACATGATATTTGGTGACAATTATGTTGGTGAGTATCAGTTTATACAATTTATTGGTAATGGAACTATCAAAATAGATTTTCATCGAGGTAGTTTATAATGAATTATCGTGTGTATGTAAAAAGAGCAAAAGATGATATTATTGGCGAACTTGTACGAGGAACTTTGAATGGTAGAACTGGAACTGCTACAGAGTCATCTGCTTCCAACTTTTATATAACCAAAAACTTTTTATCAGTTGATTATCAGCATACATACGAACTTGTTCTATTGTTTAGATCAAATATTTCTTATTGGATATGTGAATACGATTCAAATCATTCGTATCTCAATGGTCATTCAATAGAGATGCAAGATCGTAATGGAAATAATGAAAATAAAGAAAAAGTATATGTTCCTACCGCGCTCAATGTCAAGTATGTAAAACTTCAAATATTTGATAGAACTAATTACCAAGATTCAGAGCATTTTCCAATGATGTTCTTACGATCATCAGACCCGGTTTTAATTCATGATAGCAACTCTCAAGAAAAAGAATATCATTTAATAAATGCAACTCTACAACTTGGCGATTCTACGGCCGGTTCTTTAGAATTTGTTGTATATCCTGGTCATTCTTACTATCAAAATAAAATAAATTTGTTTACTGATACATTTTATGTTGTTCGAACTTATAAAAATGGATCTGAACGAATCGTTTGGGATGGACGGGCTATAACTGAGGAAATTGATGCTGATGGTAATAAAGCTTATCATTGTGAAGGCGCTTTAAGTTATCTTAATGATGTTCGAGTTATTGGAGAACCATATGTTGCTATTAAGGATACAGTATATGCGTTTATAAACGATCAAATTGTATCTAAGCAATCTTATAATTCACAATACGGCAATCGAATGGATCGTAGTTTCTATTCTTATAAAGATAAAGAAACCGGAGAATATATTGATACATCTAGTATATTTTGTGATCAGGATGTACAATATACTTGGAATGTTAATTATGAATCCGGATTACAATGGATCAATGATATAAAAGATACTTTTGGTGGGCATATAAAGATTTGTTATCGTCCAGATGATAGCGTAAAAGATGATATTATTTGCAGGTCTTTTACTTATGTACAAGATTTCGATAGATCCTTTATGATTCCGAGTTTTTACTCTTTATCGAACGCTCATGGTACTAAAATCAGACGTGGCTCTTTGTTTTCTTATAAATTGAATAGCGGTAATCATGCCCCGCGCATATATGTAGCAGCAAAGAATTTTGATATTGAATCTGGATTGGTACTCAAAGATTATCTTGATAACAAGTCTTTAGTTTTATTAGATTCTAATCTTGTCGGCAGTGTTACTAGTGAAGACCAAATAGACAATACTAAACAGTATTGGGTTATTAATAAATCTTATGCCGTATATAAACCAGAAGCATGCCATTTTTCGATTTTACATGCAAAATTTGGAACTGATATATTTGAAGCAAAAAAAACTTCTGAGATTAATGATTTTGCTACTAATATTATACCAAGAGGAATGAGTATTAAATCTTCAAGCGGATTCGAAAGCCATATTTATTTATCAACTGAAAAAGCTTATATCGATGGAAAAAAGTATTCATACGATCCGCCTAAAGACGAACACGGTGTGAAATATATTGGAGATAGTCTACGAGATATAAGTTTGATAAAGCAGTATGGCGAGGTTCAAGCTATAGTGGATTTTGAAAGTGCTAGCACTCCGCAGGCATTGTATGATCAAGCTTATTCGTGGTTCAAAGACATCAAAAAAAGGATTGTCAGAAGTAATATTGAGATTTCTTTAATTGATTTGGGTCAAGCAGTTCAAAATGGTAGCTCGGATTCATTTTCAGACCCAGAGTATATTGATATTTGGACTCAAATTTATGCTGAAATCCCGGCTTTTGGAATCACAAATGACTCTTTAGAAAAGTACTATGTTTCTGAAATGAGCATACCTTTGGATGACTATTTAAATACCAATATAACGCTTATAAATAAAGCAAATCTTATAAGTGATAGCAACATAGAGGCTAATGATATACAAGGTAGTACCAAAGGTATTATTTATACAGCGTCATGAGGTGGTGATACCAATTAGTGAAGCAATTATTCAAACAATAATCATGTCTCTTGTCACTTTATTCGGAACATTTGGAGGCATCCTTACTGCAAATAAGTTGAGTAACTATCGCATCGAACAACTTGAGAAAAAAGTTGATAAGCACAATAGCGTTATTGAAAAAACTTATGGACTTGAAAAAGATGTTCAGGAAATGCGTAAAGATGTTGACCGAATCGATGGCGAAGGGCAAAAAACAAAAGAAAAAGTTCAGGAAATTGATAAACGCGTAACATTGCTTGAAAAAGAAAGGGGATGATGGCAATGAAGATTACAAATAAGTCATATGATATAATTAAATGGATTGTTGTTATCGTGATTCCGGCAGTAATTACATTATATTCTACACTTGGCGGTATTTGGAACTTTCCACTTGTACGGGAAATTACTGCTTCATTAGCGGCCGTTGACGTATTTCTCGGTGTAATTATGAAGATTAGTTCTGCTTCATACAATAAAGAATATGATGGGATTCTTCATGTCGATACCGTAAACGATGAAGCAACAGACAAGTACCTGTTCGAGGTTGACGATTTAGATCAGCTTGCAAATAAAGATAAAATTACACTAAAAATCGATGCTATTAGTGAAAACGACCAAACAGTTGAAGATTAAGAAAGGATTGATTCAAAATGCCTACAAAAGAAGAAATTATGGCTCAGATTCAGATTTTTAAGAATGCTAAAGGAACTCTTGTGCAGGATTCCCTGGTAAAGATTCTTGAGATGCTTTGTGAAAACATTGCAACTGAAGAAACCCCGTAAAATCTATTAAATAAAATCAAAATAAGAGTATGAGGCTGTGCAAAATAAACATGGCCTCATATTTTTGTTTCAAGAAAGGATGATTCCTATGGCAAAACCCAAACTTGTAAAAGAAGTTACAGAAATCTCTGGTGTTAAAATGACTCCGGTTTCTACATGGTTTTGTGAAGCTTCCGCAAATACTTCGGCAGCTCTTTCTACAGCTGTATCCGAAATTCCTGAAAATGTTTCTGCAGGCTCTGTTGCAGAGATTCTTACTCCAGACGGGCTTGTTGTAATGATGAAAAACTCTTCTGGAAATTGGATTAAACTTTAGGAGGTGATCATATGGATGGACTTATTGCATATGCACTTTCAAAAAAATATGCAGATGAAGTTGGTCGATCTATTTTAGATGCTGGTTTTAAAACTCAGGTAGAACAAGATAGAAGTATTCTTCAGACTACTGGACAAGAAAAAATATTATATTTTATACCAAAAACGAATGCGGAACCTTCTGATGGATACGACGAATACATTTATTCTAATAATGCTTGGGAACAGATTGGTGTCACAAATGTTGATTATGTTTTGACCGAGCAAGACAAGGCAGACATTGCGGATATTGTTCTTGATGAATTACAAAATGCTGATACAATGACGTTTCCTATTGCAAGTGAGGTGAATGGTTCATGAAAGCAGTAACTGATATACGATATTATGACAGTATTGCAAAGTCAATCAATTATAGTAAAACCGCTGACTATAAAAGTGAACTAGCAACCGACACTGAATATTTTAATGATATTGGCGAAGCTATCATGTCTAAAGACGGCGGAGAAATGCCTGACAAATCGGAAATGGCTGATAGGATCGAAGCCATTCCGACCGGTTCTCCTACGGTTTCCAACCCCGCTCTTGTACTATGGGACTGGGAAGGAACAAAACTGGCCGAATATTCTGCCGAGGACGCACTTGCTTTAACCGAGTTACCTGTGCCTAATACACTTCCCGCTTATGCTACAGCGGACCATGAATTATTGTTGTTTCAGGAGTGGAACTGGTCGCTGGCAAACATTAAAACATGGATTCAAAATCATGAAGGTGCAACGCTGGACATCGGAGCGATCTATACTACAACGGATGGACAAGACCACAATTATTGGGACAATCCAAGACTTGATACAGTAACAACTATTACCATGCAAAAGCGAGGTACGACGAGTATTGGAAAAAGCGCATTTCAGAACTGCTATTCCCTCACACAGATCAATATTCCCGACAGTGTGACGAGTATTGGAAAAAGCGCATTTCAGAACTGCTATTCCCTCACTCATATTAATATCCCGGATAGTGTGACTAGTATTGGAGACTATGCGTTTAGTAGCTGTTATTCTCTCACTCATATTAATATTCCCGACAGTGTGACGAGTATTGGAGGCGATGCGTTTAGTAGCTGTTATTCTCTCACACAGATCAATATTCCCGACAGTGTGACGAGTATTGGAGGCTATGCATTTCAGTACTGCTATTCTTTGACACAGATTAATATTCCCGACAGTGTGACGAGTATTGGAGGCTATGCATTTCAGAGCTGCTATTCCCTCACTCATATTAATATCCCGGATAGTGTGACGAGTATTGGAGGCTATGCATTTCAGTACTGCCGTTCCCTCACACAGATCAATATTCCCGACAGTGCGGCTGGTATTGGAAACAGTACGTTTGGTTACTGCAATTGCCTAAATAACATTTTATTAGAATCCAAACCAACGCTTCAAAACACAAACGCATTTACTGGTCTACCTACAAATTACCGTATTTATGTTCCACGTTCTGATTTGTCGTGGTTTGAAACGGCAACTAACTGGTCTACTATCTATACACAGGGGCATATAGTAGCGATTGAGGATTATATCGAATATCTCGAATCCCTCGGTTTTGACGTTAATAAATATAAGGAGGTAACACCGTGATTGTAAAAGATAATATTGAGATTGGCGGAAAGACATTTACAAAACAATATTCCGATGGCGGTTTTCACATTGAACGAGACGGTGAGAAATATTCCGAAGCGATCGACCCAGCAGATATTTCGCGTGAATACACCGAGACCGACGAGCCAATCGACAGCGGCGAGGAAACGTCCGAAACTGAACAGAAGGCTGAAGCATGGGATGCGTTAACGGAGGTTAATAATAATGAATAAATATATGGACCGAGCAAAAATGATGCGCGAGCAGCTTAATACTCTTATTAAAGATTTTGATGATGAAACTGCTATTGCCAATAAAGAGTTGTATCCAGATTGGAATGGAAACGGCATTCCAGTTGTAAGAGGAGAACTTCTTTATTACAACAAAAATCTTTATCGTGTAAATCAGTCTCATACAACTCAAAATGATTGGCCCCCTGATATCACACCGGCGTTGTTTACAAAAGTTAGTCTTGACGAATATCCCGAATGGGTACAGCCCACTGGAGCCCAGGATGCATACAATACTGGTGATAAATGTAGTCATAATGGTAAACATTGGACATCTACTTTAGATGGTAATGTTTGGGAACCCGGTGTATACGGATGGGCTGAGGTGTAAAGTATGCCTAATAGTATAGAAGATCTTAATCCAGAAATGCAAGAATGCCTTGATACATTTCAAAATGCGGTATTTGGTGAAGAAGTTCGTTCAGCATTAATTAAAGCTATTGAGCTTTGCTATGAGGATGTTATCAAGTACGTTATTGAAAACGTTCTTAAAGGTGACACTGGTAAATCTGCATATCAACTTGCCGTGGATAATGGATTCTCTGGAGAGTTACAAGACTGGCTTGATTCTCTCAAGGGAGATCCGGGTCCACAAGGTCCTGAAGGTCCTCCAGGCCAAATTGAAGGCGATGGATTTGACGTAGATAACATCATCGACGCCAATAGCACAAATCCTGTTCAAAATAAAGTAATAAAAGCTGCTTTGGATGGAAAACTTGACGCTTCACGTGTAGACGTTCCTTCAGGACAGAATAAAACGATCTTATGTGTAAATAATGCTGGAATAATAAAAGCGGCAGGTATTAAAGCTGGAGGAACGATTTTTAGTAATACCCCAGGAGCAACTTTATTAGCCACAGAACCCGGTGTCAAAAATTATACATATTCTAAAACAGAATCGGATTCAAAATATCTTACTCAGCATCAGGATATTTCTGGCAAAGCTAACGCAAGCGATGTTTATACGAAAACACAATCAGATAATAAATATCTAGCACGTCAAAATATCGATAGCATCATTAGTTCTACAAGTTTGAATCCCGTTCAAAATAGAACTATAAAAGCAGCTCTCGATAGTATTTCTGTTTCGGGTGTCGTCGTCGACACGGAACTTTCTCTAAGCAGCGAGAACCCTGTTCAAAATAAGGTTATTGCCTCGGCATTAAATGATGTTGTAACTGAAGACAAAATCTGGGAAGATATAAATGCATCTTTATCTTTTGAAAATCCTAATAATATATTTAATACTTCTCAGGAGTTTTCTACAGATTTCACTAATTTTCCAGCAAATGGCTTGTTCATTGAGCGATATTATGACACCAATTATACTGATATTGAAAACTCGTTCCTGTCAAAATATCGTTATTTCTTAGCTTATATTGATTCGGATGCTGGTGGTAGCGTAACCCCATCAAGTTCCCATTGGCACAGAATTATTGAATTAACGGGATTATTCGAGTCTAAGCAATGGCAATGTCAAAATGTTCGTAGTTTACCTGTTGGAGCCGTATGGACAAATTACTATCCGTCATTAAGCTGTATGGCACAATATGTTTCCGAACAATTGAACAGTAGACTCGGTAATTTTGATAGTTTTGATCTTGAACAATTGCAGGAAGACTATGCCGATTTAGATAGACGAGTTACAGCCCTTGAAAACCCTAATTCGCAATAAAATCAGCGCCTATAATGGAACTTATATTTAAGGAGGATTTCTATGAGAGAAGAATGTACTAACAGATTGACAGTTTCAATCGAAGAAGCGGCTGACAAAGCTGACAAATTGACGGCTGGTAGCGAAGAGCGAGAGCGAGAATTCCGTTCTATGGCTAATCTTGCCAAAGAGATTAATTCACAATGCAAAATTGAGTACGAGAGAGAAATCGAAATGGAGCGAATTCAAAATGATTATGAAATAAGAACCAAAGAATTGCGCTTGAAAGAGATGGAACTCGCAGATGCTAAAAAGAAAAACATTGCCGAATTGATCGTCAAAGGTGGACTTGGTTTGCTTGGCGGAGTTATTGTTCCCATATTTATCGCTATCGCAGAGCCGAAGGGTTTATTTGTGAGACCGACGAACTGGAAAATGCCAAAAATTTAGACATCATTTATCAAAATAGAAAATATTAACAAAATATAAGTAAGTTCCAAAGGGGAAGGTCGTGTTAAAAACATGGCCTTTCTTTTTTTCTAAAGGAGGTTGCCTAAAAATGAAAATGAAATTCCCAAAATTGGATATGCCGAATTTGAAATTGCCGAAAGTTTCAAGTTCTCAAAATAAATTAACGAGCCTTTTCAAAGATAATAAAGGATTTAATACTGATGGACTTATCAAAGAAGCACAAAGTAAAATACCAGAACCAATCAAAAAGTTTATACCGAGTACGAAAGGTCCTACTGGAAAAGATATTGATGTATCCAAAATCACAAAAGGTTCTGCATTTGACATTGATGGAATGTTGTCAAAAAATGCAAATGTTGACGATATAATGAAAACTTTCAATTCTGGCATGTCTTTAGATATCGATCCTAGTAGCGCTGGTGTCCCATCAGATGTAATAAAAGAATTCACAAAAATAATGTAAAACGCAAAATTTTCTGCTACTATAATGAAATATTTTGTGAAAGGAGGCTTTATATGAATCAATTAAAAAGTATTGCATATATTGCCGAAATTACTTGGGACGAATGGAGTTACAAAATAGTGAAGTTTTTACGACGAATATCGGATTATTTTGATGAAGATCTTCGTAAAGAACGAGAATTAGAGCAGCAAAGACGTCATCAAGAATTTGAAGCTTATATGAAAAAATACCTAGAATGTGTTGAGAAAGCTAGGGCTGAGGATAACTAATATTTCAGAAATAAGGTCGTGTTAAAAACATGGCCTTATTTTTTTTTCTTTAGGTTCGCAAAATTTACACTTTCTATAATAGAAACATTGGTTTCAAAATAATTTTAATGAGGTGTTTTTATGTCAAAAATTATTGAAAAGAAAAAAGTTACGGTCGTTGACTATGTCTACTACTGGCGTTCTTTGGACGATATGGAAAAGCTTATGAGTTATCTGAACTCAATTAGCGAGACATCAATTGACAGTGATGTCCGCAAGAAGATTTCAGAAATTATTGTAAGCTCTTACACCGGCTTTAAAGAAGGCTTTATTGAAAATCGGCTTGAGACGGCTGTAAAACCAAAAAATATTGCAAAAAACATTGCAGACAAAATTCCGATTGAAATCAAATGGAAAGGGAAAGAGGCTTAACAGCTTCTTTCTTTTTTTCTTTAGGTTCGCAAAATTTACACTCTATATAATAGAAATAAAATTCTTAAAGGAGTGTTTAATATGACAAAAACTAATAAACAAATTGCTAAGGAACTCGGAATTGCTATTGAAAAGATCAATGCAATTATCGATTGTGGTTTGGTTAGCGTTCTCAAAAAAGAAAGAACGAGATATTATGATATACGTACTTGCTTGTGCGGCAGCGAATTGTACGCTGAGCTGAGCGAAGACGAAGCAAAAAATATCGAGAACTTCTACGAGATGAACGCTTCCGACCGAAGAACGATTGTAAAAGAATTCAATGAAGTTCAGGAGGTTCTCGGCAAAAAATGTATGCCAATGGCATTCTGCTAAGAGGTATTTAAGATCAGAGGTCTAATCAAGGCCTCTTTTCTTTTTCTTTACAATTCGCAAAATAATCAGTTCACATAATAGAACAGAAATGTTCAAAATATTATTTTTTGGAGGTAAAAAGTATGAAAAACATTATTAAGAAAGCAGCTTCAAAGGTGAAGACTGGAGCCAAATTAATCAAGCGTGGCTTTGTGGAAGATCCAGTGAACGCATATCTGACAGGCTTGTTTACCGCATCGACGCTTGCTATGGCAGTCACAATCGTGGGGGTTATTATTGATCAGAAAACGATTGGCAATGCCACAAACGTATATAACAGCGGTTTACAGGCTGGATGTGAACTGGGAGAAAAGAATACGGTTATGGCCACGGTTAATTATTTAATTGGCCAAGGTAAAACAAGAGAAGAAGCTTTTGACATTGTTAACAGCTTAGTAAACAATATTAAACATAATTGAACAAAACTGTTAAAGAACGGGAGATCAGAAATGGTCTCCTTTTCTTTTTTTTTGTGAACAAAGGAGGTATATATTATGGAAAATAATGAAAATATAAAGGCAAAAGCTGAGATTTTATTGAATTCATTAAATATTAAACAAAATCTTATAAATATAAATACGGTGGTAAATGGAATTGAAAATGTAATGCCGACCTGCATAGCAGCAGCTAAAAGCCATAATATGGAAATGAAAGATCTTACTCTTGGGTATCTTTTAAATGAAGTTCCGAATTTATTAGCAATAATTAAAATCCAGTCTGAAGCCTTAAATGAAGCTGTTGATGCAATGGCCGAACTTTATGGAGATCTGTCAAAAAATAATTAAAAAGGAGGAAATTTTATGAGAAAAATTGATTTCCCACTCGGTAAGAAAAAAGAAATTATTGCCATGTATGCTGATAAAGATATTCCTGTCTCTAAAATTCTTGAAACTTATCGCATTAGTCGACCCGTATTAACAAGGATCCTTAAAGAAGAGGCCGTTCCATTTAGATTGCCAAAAGCTGCTGGTAAAAGGTCCAATGTTAAACTCGATAGCTGTCCAATATGCCATAAAAGTCTCATGGCTAAAGATGCTAGGTTTTGTTGCTGGTGTGGATCTGATGTTAGAAGCGAAGGCGAGAAACTTCTTGATAAACTCGGCGAGCTTTGGACATATATTTATCCAAATATTGATTATGATACAAAGGAGGAAGCAAAAAAGATATTTAATGACGTAACCACTTATATCAAAAACCATTAATTAATTAAAAAAGGAGTTGCCTAAAAATGAAAACTTTTACTAAAATCTTACTTGCCGCCGGTATTATTGGAGCTATTGGAAAATTTGTTAATGACCACATTGTAATTTCGGTCAAAAAGAAGGAGGCGGAAGAAAAGAAACCAGATCCTAAGATTAAAGTTCTTTATGATGAAGCACTTGATGGAGTAATTGGCTTTGACGATCCGACAGAGCCAGATCATATTTATTATGATAACAAATATAATGCATGTAAAATCTATAAGGATGAAAATGGTTGTCCATGGTGTTTTAAATTTGTTCATCCAGGTGATGCCGAATGCGCAATGTTCAAAATAGCCGATGATCTTCTCGATACTCCAGACGGTAAAGGCGTTCGTTTCTCATTAAAAAATGTATTTGAACTATGGGGACTAGTCATTAATGATTACTCCGAATTCGCTGAATGGTATGTCTGCTGGGACCGTGATGAATTCCTAAATGCAAACTATGAAAATGCCGATCCAAAAATTGTAAGCTTCGGTGAATTTGAGATCCCTAAGGAGGAAGTAAAATGAGAATATTTAGATGCGATGTCTGTGCAAAAGCGTTTGATCCTATTGATTTTATTCCGAACAAAATAATATTTTTAGAAGACTCGAGCGATCCAAGATTTAGAGATGGAGAACTATCGCAATGGGAGAAAGCTAAAATGCCTCAACCACTTACACCGGGACAATATAGAGCTGAATATCATATTTGTCCAAATTGTTTTGAAAGTATTAGAGACCTTTTAAATAAGCTTGCAGATTCAAAATAATTCGCAGGAATAACATTGCCTATAATAGAAAGGAGCTGATCTTTATGAAAGAAATGCAATGTAAAGAGATTTTAAATAATCTAGAACTAATGAAAAAATGTATGACCCGTATTGTGGATGAACTTAATACCAACAACATTATGGGTCGAAAGGCTAGTTTTAGCTATTTAGATTTTCAGATTGATACTCTTTACGAATACATACAAGAAACAGCAGAAAAAGTAAAGGAATTGGAGTCTTAACAGGCTCCTTTTCTTTTTATTTTATATTTTAATGAAAGGAAGTATTAAATGAAATTTATTAGTAAACAAATGTTTCAAAATGGATTTAATGCGACGATGAATTTTGTTAAAAAGAACTCACCGCATATCCTGACTGGAACGGCCATAGTTGGAGTAGGATTAACATCGTATTTTGCAGTGAAAGGGGTGACTAGAGCAAAGGATATCATCGAGGAAGAACAATTGAGAAGAAAAGAAAAGCTTCTTAGAGATTGTTTAGAATCTGATATGTATCCAGAAAATGAAAATATTCCGCCAAAAGAGCTTATTGAGCAACAAATGAAAATTCCATTTAAAGATAAGGTTAAACTTGTATGGAAACCGTTACTGCCAATGAGTGTTGCTGGCGCTACAACAATCGCTTGTATTATTGGTTCCGATGTTATTAATACTGGAAGAAATGCAGTATTATTAGCAAGTGCAACTGCTCTCAGTCAAGGCTTTGAGGAATATCAAAAAAAGAACGTAGAGCTTTTCGGAGAGAAAAATCATCAAAAAATCATTGACGAACAAGCAAAAGAAGCCGTTCAAAATAACGAATCACTCAAGGAAGGCTATATAATTGATACCGGAACGGGTGATACTATTATTTTGGATATAGAAAATGCAAGGCCAATTAAAGGATCTATTGAAAACGTTGAACGAGCGGTAAATGAAATCAATAAACAAATCTTTGCCGATACTAATGCATTCTATCATGGATTCAGGAGCGAAAATGATTTCTATGAAGAGCTTGGTATATGGCAAAAATATTTCTTACCAAAAAAAGGCGATGAAATTGGCTGGGACAAAAATTATCCAATAGAAATCGAGCATAGTAGTATATTGCTTGATGACAAAACACCTGTATATGCTTTTAGGTTTAAAAATAGACCTTTGGCCCATTGGCAACTTGAAGAAATGCATGGATATTAATCGCAAAATAATCTATGTATATAATGAAAGGAGTTGTTTTATATGAGTAAAAGACGCGAGGATATTATAAAAAGACATGAGGATATTCTTATAAAAATGATAGAAGATTTTGAAGTTTATAAAAAGCGAGTATCACTCTACAGAAATCCAAAAAAGTCAAAAGCTTATACGAATACTAAATTCGCAGTTGAAAAAACTACTAAAGAACTAGAGGTCTAATCAAGGCCTCTTTTCTTTTTCTCGCAAAATAATCAGTTCGCATAATAGAACAGAAATGTTCAAAATATTATTTTTTGGAGGTAACACTATGAACTTTATCAACAAAATCGCGGGTTCTATTAAGGCCAACGAAGCAATCGGAAATGTAATCGGTCAAGCTGTTGGGGCTGGACTTGTAGGAATTGGATCTCTCGTGATTCAGAAATGGGTTGCAAAATCCCAAATCAAGAATCTTGAGACCCAAACCAAAGTCCTGGAATTTGACGCAAGACAGAAGTTCGGACCTGATTGGGATCGTGAAGTTAAACCCGAACACGCGGAAGAAAAAGATTCAAAAACGGACAAAAAAGAAGAATGAACAAACTGTTAAAGAACTGGAGATCAGAAATGGTCTCCTTTTCTTTTTTTTTAGTGGAGGAGGCTTTAAATGGCTGAAGTAGATATGGACTTTGGTTCTTCTTTACAAAATCTTCCATCGAATTCAAATAAGTCGAAAATGGAAAAGAAGCAATCAAAACCACAGGAAAAAAGAATTGAACCGGTTGTAACTGGAGAAGTTCAAATTAAAAAGAAAGGCTTTTTCAAACGGTTTAAAGGGTCTATGATATCGGAAGACGCTCATAGTGTTGGGGAATATGTAATTAAAGAGGTTGTATTGCCAACGGTTAAAGATTTAATTTACAATTCTGCTCGAGGTGCTTTGGAAATCGCTTTATTTGGCAAAGCATCCGGACGAAGTGGAAGACGAAATACTCCTTATAATTCGCTTAATGAGGGGGTTCGATACCAATACAATGGATCATCGAATCCATCAAAAAGAAGTGAAAGACCAAACCAAACGCTAGCGCCAGAGAATTGGTTTAATGTCGGGGACATAGGCTTTAAAGAAAGAATGGATGCCGAAAGATCTTTGGAAAAAATGAGAATGATTCTTGAAGAATATCCAACAGCGTCAGTTGCAGATTTCTATAGCACACTAAACAAAACGGCACCATATACAGCGGAAAATTATGGTTGGTCTGATCTTTCTGGTGTTCAAACATATCCTTACAAAGGTTGGTTCTATATTGACTTCCCAGAACCAAAACCAATTAAAAATATAAATTAAGGAGGTGATAAAATGAAATCTTACAAAAAAATGTATATGTCAAGTTATTCACAAGAGAATTTCTATGTTGAAAAGTTTGAAATGGGAGCTGATGCATATCGAGAAGGGTATGATGGAATTAATGAACGTTTGAGAATTGTTTCCGTTTTATCCACAAATAGATATGGATATGGTACAGAAATTGCAAGTGATAATCTCGACAACTATTGCTGCGATTATGATTATGATGCTGTGTTTAATAATGGAACAGTAACATATGTAATTGCTTTTGAATCCGATGGCGAAATCGACGAGCTTCCGGAAATAGACGAAATTATTTATTGTTAAAGGAGCGTTTAATATGAAAAAAGTAGCATTAATATTATCATTATTGTTAATCATGTTGTCATCGGCTTCTTGTAGATCTACATCTGAAGTGGATACAATTGCGGATTATGATACAAACAAAAGTTCAATGTTTATTGTTGTTGAAACTGGACAATATTGGCATGTTGTATATAATAAATACACAAAAGTAATGTACACAGTATCCGATTCATGTAATAAGGGCTCCGGAATATTTACAGTATTAGTAAATGCCGATGGCTCACCGATGTTGTATAATGAAAAAATAAGGATGTGATATAAAATGTCAAGAGTCGCATATTCCAAGAAAGGGAGTTTGATATTTTATATTGATGATGTTGAAATCGGGAGTTATGGGTATGCAATAGATTATACAAAAGGAGATTCATCGCGAGGTATTTCCTGTCAATGCAAAATAAAAGTTGTAGAATATATGGTATTTGGAACGGAAACAAATTCAAAAAAATATTTTATGAATCTTGGTTTCAAATATCCAGAAAAAATATATAAAAAATTTGTTTTGCATTATATTGATTGCACAATTGTAGTTTGTGTAAAACAGATTAGCGGATGGGAAACGGATCTCCTTAAACCGGAAGAAATAACTCATATAATTCTATTTGGAGAAGCTAAAATCAAAAAAGACGAAGATATGATTACATTTAATAGATATTGGAAAAGAGGGATTTCTAAATGAACGAAACTGGCTTTGATACTTATACTATCGAAGGCAATAAATTTATGAAACTCCAAGATAAAATTGCAAAACTTTGTAAAAAATTCAAAATAACTTGTCAGCAAGACATTACCTATAATGGGGATTTACATTTACAGTTTCGTAGACAAAGAGGATATTCTAATAAAAGAAAATATGATGTATATGGAATTGAGTATGCAGAATGCTTTATAAGTAAAAATGATCTTCAATATCGCATGAGTTGGCGTATTTTATCAGATTTGAAGGGATTCTTAAGAATGTCATTTAAAATGGTATAAAAGGAGATTTACATATGCCATATTTAGATTCAAAAATTATAGGTTTTATAAATTTCTTTTACGATGAAGTTCAAAAACAAAAGTTACCTTGGGTTGTAAACGTTAGGCTATATGATAGCCATGTCCCTTTATATTCTACTATATTTCCACATTTGTATGGGGGCATAATAATAGAAATAATCCGTACGGATACAGATTTACATTATACAAAGCATTTTACAAGAGAACAATTAACTTTACCAAAATCTTCTCCAGACCATCTTGCAAAATGTGCATTCGAAGAAATCAGAAAGGAGCTTGATCATTGGAATTAAGAGAA